AAAAAATAATCTTGTTATAGAAAAAATTAAATAAACTATTCTTTAATAATTAACATTTTTATTTAATTTATCATAATAATATTTATGATGATAAATGAAATAAAAATCATATTATATAAAAAGAAACTATTCTTCAATACTACTTGTTCCTAATTTTTGTTGTAAATTAGATTGTTTTAATTCTAAATCTTTTAATTTTGAAGTCATACGTTTCATTTGAGATTCAATATTTTCAAGACTATTAGTCAATGTGGTAACTTCATTCATGGTTTTTGCTTTTTTTAATTTTGTTGTAATTTCGTTTTTATTTTTGTGACCTTCAGTTAGATTTTCATTAATATTTTCTAACATTTTATTATTTTTTCTATATTCATGAAATATTTGTGCTTTTTGTTGATTTGCATGATAACCTTTCATTAATTCATTGAGTTTTTCATCTGCATATTCTGTTTCTTCTATCATATGTGAATCTGGTGCAGGATCAAATGGTAACCATCTACCCATATCACCAACATATACACTGAAAGCAGGATCTTGTTGTTGTATTTCTTTTGCTCTTTCACATGCTTTTTCATATGTATTATATACACCACCAATACGTGTTGATGTTAATGTTGTTTTATTTTCAGAGTCGGTTAAAAAAGAAATACATACGAAATTTTGTCCATGTGGTAAATTTGGTAAAGTTTCACTTGTCATATAATGATTATAAATATATAATCTTTATATAAATTTATATATTTATTGTGATGGAATAAATTCCCAATGTAAATGATTACATATTTTTTCCCATACTTGATCAGGAACAACTAAATTTGGATAGTCTAATTGTGGAAAATAATATGTTAAATCTTCTAATTCTAATAATTCACAAAATTTTGTTAAAATATATGGATAAGAAATAAAATTTTTTCTATCTTTTGGTTTATATATTTTCCATGGTTCTTGTATTTCTTCAAACATCTTAAGTAATTTATCTTGAACACTTTTACTTAATGAAGGTGCATGTATTCCAGAAACTTTATTTATAATAAATGGAATATGTTTATATAAATTACTATACCCTAAATTTTTTAATATTATTTGCATCATATTACGTGAAATTTTTTTTTTATTTAAATTTTTTTTTTTATTTAATTCTATAATAATTTGTTTAAATATTTCATCTGAAATATCAATAACTTCTTTTGCTTGAAATTGTTTTAACCAATCTTTGAAATGATTTTTTCTTTGATATGGTGAATATTCTTTAATTAGATTATCTTCATCAATAATAACAAAATACATAATACCACAAGTTGGACAAGTATAACAAGATGTATTTAAATCTAAAATACATTCAATAGTACATAATTCACAATATTTAATTCTATTATCACCGATATCTTTATAAATTTTAATACCTTCAACTCGTTGACAATAATTTTCAAATAAATGTGTTTTAGGTGTACTTTTATTAATATTTAATGATTTTTTTGATAATATATCCATTATATTTATTGTTTTTTTTTCAATATGTTTATTAGTACGAATATTATAATAATCAATTAATAAATCACTTGTTAAGTCATAATAATTTAATTCGTCATTATTATTATTAATATTTTTTATTTTATTTTCTAATTCTAATTTTATTTCTAATAACTGTGTTCGTTCATTTAAATCAATTATAATACTATTATCGCGAAATTCATCTAATTTATTTAATTTATTATTAGTTTCATTTAATTGTTTTTTCAGTTCTACTAAAGATTCTTTATCTTTTGTAATTTTATTTATATTATTAAGATGTTTTGTTTCTAATGTATTTGAACCTTTTATATTTTTTTTTTTAACTATATTTTTTTTTATTTTAAAATTTGACATATAATATTTATAAAAAAAAAATCTTTAAAAAGATGTCAATTTATAAAATTAAAAATATTATAAAAATATTATAAAAATATTATAAAAAAATGCTAAATGTTAAAATTTAAAAAAATATCATAAAAAATTATTAAAAATATATAAAAATATATAAAAATATATAAAAAATAAAAAAAAAATATCATGAAAAAATTATTAAAAATATATAAAAAAAATTATTAAAAATATATTAAAAAAATTATTAAAAATATATAAAAAAATTAAAAAAATTTCTCTTTTAATATATATAAGATATGGCCGGTGCTTTAATGCAAATCGTCGCTCAAGGTTCTCAAGATGCCTACCTTACAGCTAAACCAGAAGTAACATTCTTTAAATTTATCTATAAACGTTACACTAACTTCGCAATGGAAGCTATGGAACAAACACTTAGTGGAACAGCTAATTTTGGAAACAAAGTTGTCTGTAAAGTATCCCGTAATGGTGACTTGATGGGTCCATGTTATGTTGAAACTACCCTTCCATCTATTGCTTTAAGTGAATCCGATAATTGGGTTGGTCGTGTTGGATTCCGTCTTCTTAAAAGTGTTGAATTCAGAGTTGGTGGCCAACAAATTGATCGTCATTACTCAACTTGGATGCACTGTTGGACTGAACTTACACATACCACAGACCAAAAAGCTCTTTTAGACAAACTTGTTGGTGCTAAAGGTACAGATGGTGCAGTTGTTGCCGATGCTGCAGTTGATACAACAACACTTCATATTCCTCTTCTTTTCAGTTTCTGTCGTAATCCAGGTCTTGCTGTCCCACTTATTGCTCTCCAATATCATGATATTGAACTTCATATTGAATTCGAAACTCTTGCTCGTTGCATGAATGATAATACAACATCTCAAACTGGTTCTCTTTCCAATACTTCACTCTGGGTTGATTATATTTTCCTTGATGCTGAAGAACGTCGTGAATTTGCAGCTAATCCACACGAATACTTAATTGAAACTGTTCAAACACAAGAAGCAACTCTTAATGGAAGTTCAATTAATAGTGTTCGTCTCACATTTAACCATCCAACTAAGGAATTAGTATGGGTATGCCGTGATTCTTCACCAACTGGTGATGCTTTTACTGATTTCCGTGGTGCTGGTACTGATACAAATTCTCTTGTTACGGGTAAACTTAAACTTAATGGTCAAGATCGTTTTACTCAACGTGTTGGTGACTATTTCAATTATGTTCAACCATACCAACATCATACAGGTAAACCAGATGTAGGTATTAATTCTTATTCATTTGCTCTCAAACCAGAAGAACATCAACCATCGGGAACTGTTAACTTTTCTCGTATTGATAATATTAATCTTGATATTACACCAAATGATAATTCTTGTACTGAACTTCATGTTATGGCTCATAGTTATAACATTTTCCGTGTTGCATCAGGAATGGGTGGAAATGCTTATGCAAATTAAGTAAATTAATATCAATCATTACAAATATTAATTATAAAATTTATTATATTATATTTTATTAAATATAATATAGTTAAATAAGTATTAAAATATTAATTTAAAAATTGTGGTATAAAAATATATTGAAATTTCATTAATATTTTAATTTGATTATAGTATAAAATAAATATTATTTTTGTAAATATAATTTCAGAACTATAATTTTATCTCTGTTCTTATTAATTGTATTAATACTACCCCATATATAATATATATAAAACTAAAAATCTAAAATAATATATGTTAAAAAAAACAAAAATTATAATTATAAGTATTTTACTTCTGATTGCAATAATTTGTAGCATTGTATTCGGTATACTTTATCAAAAAAAATTAAATGAAAATAATAAAAATATTGATATAATAAAAATTAATCAACATCTTAAAAAAATGAATCTGAGTATAATTAATTATCCTAATAAAAATTTATTAGCGAATGAATTTGATAATATTATTGATATTTATTTACCAGATTTTATAAATTATAAAACAGAATTAAAACAATTATATATTAAATTATTCAATAAATTATCGCGTCCTAATCAAATACCAATTACAAATATAAATGATCAACTTGATAATTTTAGTTCTATATGGATATTTAATATTTTATTAAGTTATTTATACCAATATATTAATTTAAATTCAATTTATGAAAATAATATTAACATAATAATATTAATAACTTTTTTTATGCATCTGAATAATACAAAACAAATATTTATATCACATCATAATAATAAATATTATATATCTTATAACGAATTAAAATCAATTAATAATAGTACAGTAGTATTAGATGATATGAGAAAATTCAGGGAGTCTGATAATGGTATTATTACTATTGATACAATTATCAAATCTTATCCAAATAATGATACTGATATAGATCAAAATATTAATACAATGTTACAATTTGATAATTTATTAAAATTTATTAAATCTTCTTAATTACAAAATAATAATGCAAATAATAATGTAAATGATGATAATATAATATAATAATCATATAAAATGAAAATAATATATTATTGACTTTTTTCTAAATTTATTACATGGTAATACAAATATTAGTTTTGTATCACAACATAATAATTTACAAAGAATTAAAATCAATTAGTAATAATATAGACAAATTTAATAAGTTAAATATGGTATTATTAGTATTGCTATAATTATCAAAACATATAATACAATTAGGGATCAAAATATTAATATAATATTACAATTTGATAATTTATTAAAATTTGTTGTCTTTTCTATTCAAATTTGTATAAATAACTAATTATATTTTTACTATTGAATATCTTAATATTATATATTATTAAGAATAATATATAATATTAATAATTTATATTTTTTAAATTATAAAATCTCCACTAAAAGAACTTAACTCAACTTCTACTAATGTTGTGCCACAGCAATATTCATAACAAGAATAAATTGATGAATTATATTTTTTATTTATATCTTTAAATATTGTATCTAATATTATATTATAAAATTCGTTATTTCCACAATAAGTTTTTGTCATTTTATAGTTTTGACTATCATTATTATATCTTATATTTTCTATTTGTGTAAATAGTTTTTTAATAATATTTATTTCATTTTCATCATGACCATCATCATCATATGATATATTTAGTTTAAGTTTATTATTTAAAATTTCTGATTTAATTTCTATTTCTAAGTCACCACAACATCCATCTGTTATAAAGAAATAATCTGGATCATTAATACTAATATATTTATATAAACTATGATTTTCAATATCATTTATAATATTTTCAAGTTTTGATTTATTATTCGATAATGCAATTATTGATTCTTTACTACCACCACAATCTTCACCTTTACAACAAAATGGATTCCAACCCATATTTTCACCATCACCAGAAAAAATTAATTTTATACAATATAATGTCATTATATTAATTATATATATATGTTTAAAACTTATTAAATAATTCAATATAACCATTTTTTATTTTTAATATATTATAACAACGAGAATAAATATTTATAAATGATTGACCACTACTTTTAATATTAAATGAAAAATTATTAATATTTTTTAAATATAAACACCCACTGGGTGTAAATTTTTCTGGATATATACAAAATGGTAAACAATTAATACCATTATCTGGTTTACCTGTATGATATTTATATGGTAATATATTATTAAAATAATGATATTTTCTTGATTTAGTTGAAAATATATTTTTATCATTTATTTTAATTTGTAGATTATCAATATTAATATAATCAGTAAATTTATCATCATTAGGTGTAATTTTATTAATGGTCCATAATAATTCTTTTACTGATAATGTAAAAGGTAAATTAATTTTTTTTTCACCATTACTTACTAAATTTCGTTGATAATGCTGTGTTGTTTCAAATAAATATTCTAATTCATGACTAACTATATATTTTTTTTCATAATCATCTAATATAATATAATCAATCCATAAACTAACATTACTAATATCACCATTTGGTATATTACCACTTTGAATACAATTAATTTTATTTGAAAAAAAAATTTTTATATAAATATCTTTTTCACGTATTGCTAATAATGGTAATGCCATTTCACTTTTATTACAAAAAAAAAACATTAATGGTATATTTAATGTATGTTTTTCACTTCCTGATAAACCATCACTATAACCATTATCTCCTTTAGTCCCAACTAATTTATTTAATATTTCTTTTTTATCAAAAGAATGAGTTAATTCAGACCATATATGCATATAATGTCCATATTGTCTATCTAATAATAAATTTCCTATATAAAATTCAATTTTATTTATTATTTTAAAACCAATTCGATTTGTCCACTTTATATTACTATTTTTATCATATGGTAAATCTAATTGTAAATACATTTTATGAATTAAATCACCATCCCTTTTTATTTTTATTTTTGATGTTGAACCAAATCTTGGTGTATCTACAAATAATTGCTCAATACTTTCCATTGAAAATAAAGTATGATGTTTATATTCATTTTTAAATAATGTTATATCTGGATTAAATGTTAAATTTAAATCTTCTGAACCCTTTGCTACTATTTGTAATAATGAACCTGTATTTGTCATTTATTATAATTAATATAGAAATTATAATAAAATAAAACTATTATAATTTAAAACTAATAAGTGATATAATAATATCTTGAAATGGTTTATTTATCTATGAAACGTTCTTGTAGAAATATAATTAGTATTAATATGTAATGGTTCAATAATTCGAGTAAATAAAAATACATCACATTCATCATTTGTATTTTTTGTTATTTTAATTGATCCATCAGATATATTAAAAGTTAAATGACCAGTTGGATTTATAACTTCTGGATTTATAGAAAATGGATAACAGTTAATACCTAAATCAGGTTTACCAGTATGTTTTTTATATGGTAAATAATAATTAAAATATTTATTTTTTTTTGCTCCAGAAGAAAATATTTCTTTCTTATTTATATATAATTGAATATCTTTAATATTACTTATTTTATGATCAATTGTAAAATCTGTAAATTTATCACCTTGTGGTTTTTTTTTTCTTAAAACCCATAATAATTCTTGAACATGTTGAGAAACAGGTAATTTAAATATACTTTTATTTAATATCATACTATTATCACTACTATTTATATAATTATACAAATAATCATTATTATTTAAACATATTAATCTTCTTTCTTCAGAATCTAAAAAAATATAATCAACCCATAAATTAACATTATATAACTTATTATTTGGTAATATTCCTTTTTGAATACAATTATCTAAAGAATTAAACTCAATTTTAATCATAGTTATTCGATCTTTTAAACTAATCAAAGGTATACTATTTTGAATATATTCATGACAAGTAAAAAAAATTGGAATATTTAAAGTATGAGGTTTATCACAACATAAACCTTTACTTATACCATCTTCTCCTTTTGATCCAACAAGATGATCTAATAATTGTTTTTTATCGATTGAATGTGTCAATTCAGACCAAATATGCATATATAAACCACTTAATATATCAAATTCATTACCATTTATTAATAATTTAATTTTTTTAATTATATTAAAACCAATACGATTTGTCCAATAACTTTTTTCATCATCAGGTGTATCTTCTGGATATTCAATATGAGGTAAAGTGACTTGTAAATAAAGTTTATGCATTAAATCACCATTAAATGGTATATAAAAATTATAATTATTATTAAAATAAGGATTTGATTTTAATTCAATTGGTATACTTTCAAATGAAAATAATGTATGCTTTTTATAAATACATTTAAAATGTGTTATTTCAGGTCTATGATAAATATATTTATTAGTTTTATCTAAAACAGAATTACTATAAATTTGCTGCATTGTACCATAATTTTTAATTGGTGGCATTAAAATTATTAATAAGTTAACTTTATATATATGTAATTATTATATATTACTACATTTAAAAGTGTTCATTTAATGTTATTTAATAATATATTATGTTT